CAGTGCCAATGCTAGCGGTATTAAACCCGAGTCAATAAATTGTGAATATATAATTAGCGGACCTTGCGAATTGTATAGTGCATCCAATATTGATTTAATTTTAGCACTATATTTTTCTATAACATTGTAATCGAAAATATTTGTTTTAGTAGTTACACTAGTATTAGTATTAGTAGTAAAGTCATTTTTATATTTATAGCCGTATCTTGATTTTGGTGCCTGACTTTCTTGATAACTCATTATATTATTTATCCCCATTTTTCCGACACAGTCTCTAATATTTACAAGATTGTTTATTTCTTCTAGATTAATATTCTTAATAACATCCTGAATATTATTATTATAAAGTTTCATTTTGTCATCAAAATAGCTCTCCAATTTAGCATTAGGAAATACCATGTTTAACGCTTCTAATGGTTTTTGTAGTAACGTATATCCAAAGGTTTCCATTGCATTAATTTTGTCTTCATCAAATTTTGATATGTTATTTTTAAGGACTATATTATAAACATATTCTTGATAAGGTGATATACTATTTACATATATATCAAATAATTCTATTTTTTCAGTTAAACTGTTTCCGTTAAGCTTTAATTCCGGATATGTATTATTAAATATACTTTTAGTTTCCGTAAAATCATTAGGCAATATTCTAAATGGAAAACTTAACGGATTATCGCCTTTTACATAGCTAACATAGCCGTTTATCTTTCTCCTAAATAATTCAAGCCCCACTTCTTCACCTTTACTGTTTACTACAAAACTGCCATCACTGTTAAACACGTCTTTAAGCTCTATTTTTGATCTATTATCATTTATATTTAAAATATTTATTAAAAATATTATTTCTTTAAAGTCATTAAACATCGGTGTTGCAGACATAAATAATAGCTTTAAGTTGCTAACATTTTTAACCAAATTCATTAATTCGTTGGACACTAATTTGTTGCTGTTATCTTTAGATTGGCGTATATTATGTATTTCGTCAATAATTATTAATCTATTATTGAAATATTTTTGCAATTTCTTTTTAATCAGCATTTTTCTTTTGCTATTATTTGGATCGTCGTCTACTAATTGACTTGTTATATTGGATTTTTTCATTATTAGATTACCAAACTGTGTGTAACCCATAAATAAGTAATAATTTGATATAATATTTTTCACTATTTTTATCACTTTTTCGCGTGATAAATTTTTTTGCAATATATTAATTTCATTTAATATATTTTGACCAGCGCAATTATTAATAGTCCAATAACCATTGACTAATTCTAATTTATTTTCGTCAAATAATTGTAAATAAAAGTTTTCTTGAACATTTGGAGAGGCTACAATAATAATTCTGTCATTATACCCCATATATTGTAAATATTTTCTGGTTTCTTCTGCTACACCTATTGCCGAGCATGTTTTTCCTGTTCCTAGTCCATGATATAATAATAGTCCATTATATGGCGTATGTATTGATAAAAAGTTTTTTATAAATTTTTGATATGGCGCTAATTCAAAGTCCTTATTACATATTTCATTTGCTTGCTTTTCAAAGTCTGCTTCAATATTTACTTTTATCTTATTTTCCATGAGCTCTTTGTTGTGCGCTATTTTAATATTGAAAAATTCGTCGTCATGATGCGGATATAAATATTTGTAATTACTATTTAGCGGATTTTTTAACTCCTTGGAATTTAATAATTCTAAAGCATTTAAATAATATTTTAAATCGGTTTTTGTATTAACGTCGCTTGCTAATCCTTCTAATTCTGTTTTGTCAATGTCTATTTTATTTATATTCTCTCTAAATAATGAGGCTAAATATAAATTGTTCTTTTCTTTATTAATAGGCGGCGGTGCTTCCTCTTCTTCTTCCTCTGTTTCTTCTGCTTCTGTTTCATCTTCGTCTTCTTCTTCTTCCTCTTCTTCGTCTTCATCTTCGTCTTCGTCTTCGCCTTCGGTTTCTTCTTCTGGACGTGCAATAGGTGGTACTGCAATTGTTTGAGTTTTTCCTTCTCCTATGTTATCAAAACCTTCGCTAAATGCTTCTTCTTCTTCTTGTTCTTTGATTACTGCATCTTCTTCTCCGCCTTCTTCGTCCTCTTCTTCTTCTTCTTCTTCGTCTTCTTCATTTACTGCGTTTACATCTTCTTCTTCTTCTTTTTCTTCTTCTTCATTTACATCTTCTTCTTCTTCTTCTTCTTCTTCATTTACATCTTCTTCTTCTTCCTTTACATCTTCTTCTTCTGCTTCGCTTACATCTTCTTCGTCTTCTTCGCCTTTTGCTTCGCTTACATCTTCTTCGTCTCCTTTTTCTTCGCTAACATCTTCTTCTTCTGCATCTGCTTCTTCTTCTCCTTTTTCTTCGCTAACATCAGCTTCTGCTTCAGCTTCGGCTTGTGCTTCGGCTTCTTCTTCATCAACTTCTTGTAATTCTTCTTCTCCCTCTCCTTCTGGTTCTGGTAGTTCATATTCTGGTACTTCTTCTTCTGGGTCTTCTTCGTAATCTTCTTCTGGTTCTTGATCTTGTTTGTTTTCTTCTGGTTCTTCATCAAATTCTATTTCTTGTTCCTCTTCTTGTTCCTCTTCTTGTTCCTCTTGTTCTTGTCCTGGTTCTTGTCCTTGTCCTGGTTCTTGTTCCTTAGTAGTATTACTTTTAGTTGGTTTTTGTGAACTAAACATATTCATGAAAAATTGATCCATTATTACTATATATTAAATATATAGTTTATAAGTTTTTAATAAACTATTTAAATAATTTATTATATTTTTTTTTTCATAATTATATTCTCTCAAATAATTAGAAACGTTGTCTATAGATACCCATTTAATTTCGGTAATTTCATAAATTTGATAATTATTTTTAGGAATATAATTATTATTAATTATACCAATAAAGTATTTGTGCTTATATGATTTATAATTAGAACCACTAAATATTTCTTCGTATGGAACAATGTTATTAATAATAGCAATGTCTTTTTTTTCATATCCGGTTTCTTCTTCAAATTCTCTAAGTGCGCAAATTATATCTTTTTCTTGATAGTTACGGCGCCCTTTTGGAAAACCCCATTCGGGTTCACTATATTTTTTATCGCATAAATTTATCAAACATTCTAAATCATAGCTTTCAAAAATATTTGAATATCCGGTTTTCAAATTTATAAACTTTGTTTTGGATGTTTTTTCCTCATTTTTATAAGAATTATTTGTGTTGTAATTCCATAAATATTGCCATATGCTATCAAAATCGTTGTTTAATATAAATTGTCTCTCATGTACTGTCATGTTATTTAATAAATTTGTAATATAATTTTTATCTTCTATAGAATATTTTCCACGCATGAAATCTACAAATGATAACGTGTCTTTACGTTTGATTATGAAAATATCTACACTATTTTCCAATATATTTGTTAATGGATTTACTTTTTTAGTAATCCTTATAGGAATAATACCTATACTTGTTATTGGTACTTTACATTGATGAAATAAATGACCTAGCTTACCACAGTTATTACAAAAAATAAATTTTTTCGTATTCATTATATATTTATAGATTTATAGATTGTTAATTAATATACTAATTATGTTTTTATATATATTTTTTTATTTCTGTAACACTAACTATTATAATGCATATTATAACACATATTAACTATTATACATTATAATAGTCAATATAAAATCTATAGTATTATTAAAAATTAATAGTTATTATTATGAATAACAATAATAACAATAATAACAATAATGGAATATTTAATCCTATTATTTGGGGTCCTCATTATTGGTTTGTCTTATATACAATTGCTTTGTCATATCCGTTAAATGTAAATGAAAGCACTAAAAAAAAATATTACGACTTTATAACAAATTTGCCACTATTTATACCTGTTCCTGATATTGGAAATGTATTTAGTAAGTTTTTAGACGCATATCCAGTGACCCCTTATTTAGATTCGAGAGAATCACTTACAAAATGGACACATTTTATACATAATAAAATAAACATTTATTTAGGTAAACCAGAAATGTCGTATTATGATGCTTTAAATAACTATTATACAAACTATAAATTAAAAGAACTTAAAAAGGACGACGAACGGAAAAATAAGCACAAATATGTTTTTGTAAGTTTATTAATAATAATAATAATATTAATTATATATTTATATATAAAATAATGGCAGCAAAATTCAAACTTAAAAAAAAGAAAAAGAAAAATAAGTATCCTATTTTAAGAATAGTTTTGATAACTATATTAATATTAATTTTATTATATTTATATATGAAATAATAATATGAAACTTGAATTACTTATTTTATTTATAACGGTTCTAGTATTACTTAATACATATTTTGAAGGTAAATTAATAAATAAACTAAAGCAATATGAAAAATATTATAAAATGGCTTTTTTCGCTTTTATTGGGCTATGTGTTTATTTATATATAAAAAAAGATCCAAATAATTATAGAGATTTAGTAACTAACTCAAACGGATATATAAAATATTTACCTATTGATAGAAACACAGCAAGTATTATTACTCCAATTATCGACTTTACGTCAAACTCTATAACAAAAGAATTAAACAATAACTATAATATATACAATAATCCAGGCATTCAAAAATCGGTAACTTTCTCAAATCCTTCAAATATAAATCATAATTTATCAAAACAACAGCAAAAGATTTTATATTCCGGAAATAATTCTACAAAGCGAAGCGTAAGTGAAACTAAAAAGAAATTTGTTGCAGCATCTCAAAATTGGCATTGCAAACAATGTAAAAAACAATTACCTGCATGGTTTGAGGTAGATCATGTTATAAAATTGGAATATGGTGGCTCAAATAATATAGATAATTTGGAAGCATTATGTAGAGATTGTCATGGTAGAAAAACTGCTTGTGAAAATCTATAATAAAGTTTGTGTTAGTTTGTGTTAGTTTGTGTTAGTTAGTAGATCATAATTATTATAATATATTATATTATATTATTATAATATGCCAGATAGTTATGTTACACAAATTCAAGAATTTGTAAATAATAGTGTTACAAAAATACCCGAATTTATTAAATATATTAGCTTAATTTTTACAAGAATATTGGACAAAATTGTTAATGGATTTATGGTAAAAGAGACGACATTTAGTGGTGTTAATATTGAAACTTCTAGTATAAAACATAAATATTATAGATATTTTATTAGCATATTACTTATATTAATATTATTTTTGTTTCATTATTTGAACACCAGACAAAATCTATTTTATATTAAAAACACCAAATATGAAGCGTTACTAGAAATAATGTTAGTAGCACTTAGTATATATTTTTTCCTCTTTTTTATTTATAGAAATAATACTTCGTGGGATAATCCAACTAGTAGTAGTAGTAGTAATAGTAAATATAATAGCGACACTCAATATGCTAATATATATAGCCAAAGAGCTCTAATAAAACGCGATAGCATTACAAATAAAGAAGCATTAGATAAAGACGTGTTAAAAAAATCAGTTACTACTCCATTATTTAACATGATGAAATATATTTTCTATTTGTTGTTAATTATTGTAATACCATTATTTGTAATAAGCTATGCTTTATATTCGCACAAAGTAGATGACGCTAATTATAACATTACAAGAGTTACATTAATAATAATAATAATTTTGATAATGTTATCAATAGTAGCACTCATTTTTTCTATAAAAACTCCGTCTTCTAGTATTTATTGTGAAATAAAAACACCACCAGACGGCGATGGTAAACCCAGCTACACAAATATAATAATGGCTTATGTAAAATATTTTGCATGCATATTTAAAAATCTCATATTTTTCATTCCTTGTTTAATAGCCATTTTTGTAAGCGAATTAAATAAAGACATTGGATTAACACCCTCTCCTGTTTATATATTATTTTTCATATTATTATTGTTAATAATATTACTATTTTTGTTGCCACTACTATTTAGTGCTATAAGAACATTTGATAAGAGCGATATATTACAAGGCACAGGACCTTTTTATTTAAATAAAGAGCGCACTTTAGGAAAATATCAAAACTTAAATACCAATTTAAGTAAAAATGTTGAATTGCCTACTACAGTCCCAGAAGCAGAAGCCAATCCAAGCGAAGACAAAATAGATAAAATGTTATCCGCTTTTAGTATAGATAAAGCTCAATTAGCTTCTCTCTCGCCAAAAGCTAACACCATGATTAAAGAAAATGAGAGTTTAAATAAAACGCTAAGTGCTGTATATAATAAAGGCAATAGTGTTGTTAATAGCGGCGCAAATGATCCAAATGTAAAAGCTTACACTTATACACTATTTAAAGATGAAAATAGCAGTTATAATATTAAAACCGAATATCATAGTTCGGTAATAAGTAAAGAAAAATTTCCATATAGTTATACCTATAGTTTGAGCTTTTATATATATCTTAATACACAACCGGAAAACACCTCAATTGCATATACAAAAGATACTATATTATTTAATTATGCATATAAACCCGTAATTTATTATAACGGCAAATCACAGAAAATAATAATAAAATCTAGAACAATCAGTAATAGAGGGGATCAATTGGATACAATTTATGAGTTGGCAAATCCTAAGTTTCAAAAATGGCTATTTTTCGTAATAAATTATGATAATAATATAATAGATGTATTTGTAGATGGTAAGTTAGTAGGATCAAAAGAAAACGTATCGCCATATTTTAAAGGCGATAACATAACTATTGGCGAAAATGATGGCATTCATGGAAGTATAAAACAAATATATTATTACGATAAAATAAAAACTCCATCAACAATAGAATTGTTATATAATTTATCAAAAAACAACGCAAAAGCATGAAATAAAGATTTAAAAAAAACAATTTAAAGAGAGAATTTAAGAAACATTTAAGACATTAATTTTAAATATTAAATATTAAATAATAAATATTAAATATTAAATTTTTAAATATTAAATTTTAAATATTTGAGTGTTGATTTAAACATTATAATATTTTTATATATAAAATTATAATGAGTGTAGTAAATATAATTATAGTAATAATACTTGTGGTTGTTCTTATATGGGGACTTAGGAATTTGTTTTTCAAAACAAATATAATCTATGATATTATGTGTGATGCAAGATTACCTGCTGAAAGGTATGATAGTGCTAGTGCAAGCTCTTCCTTTTTTTCAAGTAATAAAAATGTAATATTTTCTAAAAATATACCTGAAACAAGTTCGTCTAACTTTATGTTGAGTGTATGGTTTTATATAGAAAATTGGGGAGATAATATATCAAATGAAAAGAATATTTTATTTATGGCAACTCGTGAAAACGCAAGAACAGTCCCAGAGTTACAAGTTGCTTTATCGGGTATTAGCAATAAGGTGACAATCGAATCGTCTGGCAATATATTTAAAAATATAAATATTGCATTAGATAAATATGAAAATAATTTGTTTATTGACATAGAAAGTTATTTAGACAAACCAAACAGTGGAAATAAGACAAACTTTGCAAGATATAAAATCCCTAACATTTCTGTTCAAAAATGGAATAATTTAACATTGAGTATAGATACTCGCACATTTGATGTATATTTAGATGGCAAATTGCGCAATTCATTTATATTACATGGACTATATAAAAACGATGATCCAAGTCAAATTAAAAAAAACATATATATAGGCAATATGCAAATTACAGGAACGGCCGCAAATAATGATGGCTTAAACAGCAGTTTTGAAGGATTTATAACACGTATACGCTATGAAGGAAATGCGATTAATCCACAAGAAGCATATAATATTTATAAGGAAGGTATTAATGCCGGGCTTGCAAGTAGTATGTTTAATAAATATAGATTGAAAGTCAGCTTTTTTGAATATAACAAAGAAAAGGGCACAATCACAATTTAATATTAATAACAATAAAAATTAACAACAATAAAAATTAATAACAATAAAAATTAATAACAATAAAAATTAATAACAATAAAAATTAATAACAATAAAAATTATAATATTAATAACAATAAAAATTAATATTATAATATTATTAATATTATTATAATATAGTAATAAATATGAACCCACCCGAAGGAATTTTGGAAAATA